CAATAACAGTAACTATTGGCTCTGGCGGCGCAGGCGGTGTTGGCGGCTTTACGAATGGCGGTGCGGGTGCCGCTGGCTACGCTAAATTTACAGTAGGCAACGATGTGCAAGAGTTTACATCATCAGGAACATATACGGTGCCATCATGACGTTAATACCAATAGACTTGCCAGCAGGCGTATACAAAAACGGCACAGACTTAGAGGGCCAAGGTAGATGGCAAGACGCATCTCTTGTGCGCTGGCGTGATAATACGCTGCGCCCTGTAGGTGGCTGGAACTCACGCAAGACTGGATTTAGCACAAACCCGATACGAGGCTTTCACACTTGGGAGGCCAATGACGGGTCGCGCTTCTATGCTGGTGGATCGTATAACGAGCTAAAAGTAGCCACAGCCAACAATAACGTCTACGCGATTACGCCAACTGGCCTTACGGCTGGCGATGAGCACAGTACCATTGAAACGGGCTACGGTTATGGCGCATATGGCGATGGCACGTATGGTACAGAGCGGTCTGCGTTTGGCTCCTACTCAGAGGCAAACACTTGGTCGTTGGATAACTGGGGTGAGTATCTTGTCGCTGTATCATATGCAGATGGCAAGATGTATGAGTGGCAGCTCAACACGTCCACTGCGGCAGCACAAATTTCTAACGCGCCAACGGGCAACCTTGGATTAGTCGTTACAGAGGAGCGCACAATATTCGCGCTGGGCGCAGGCAACAATCCACGCAAGGTGCAGTGGTGCGACATCGAAGATAACACCTCATGGACTGCGGCGGCGACAAACCAAGCTGGAGACATAGAACTTCAGACAGCGGGTCAGATTATGCAGGGCATTCGTACTCGCGGTCAGGTGTTGATACTCACAGACATTGACGCGCACAGCGCAAGATACAGTGGCCCGCCTTTCGTTTACGGCTTCCAGCGTGTCGGGACGGCATGCGGTGCAATATCTCGCGCAGCAGCCGTTGATACAGATGCAGGCGTGTTCTGGATGGGCCAGCGCGGTTTCTTCCGTTTTGACGGTAACATTGTCCAAGAAGTGCCATGCGACGTGTTTGACCATGTGTTTGGTGAAATACAGGATCGCAACAAGTCTAAGACGTGGGCGTGGAACAACTCAGAGTTTGGTGAGGTTTGGTGGTTCTATCAGTCTGATGCTCAATCCGACACTGGCGAGATCGACAAGTACGTTGCATATGATTTCAAAGAAAACCACTGGCACATTGGGTCGCTGTCTCGCACTGCGGGCGCACCGCGTGGCGTATTCCGTCATCCATTCTTACTAGACAGCACAGACGTGTATCAGCACGAAGTTTCTGGCACAGGTGCTACTAATATGTTTGCCGAAACTGGGCCAATACAAATTGGCAATGGCGACAACATTATGCACGTTACGCAGATGATTGCAGACGAACGCACAAAAGGTGACGTGCAGGTAAAGTTCAAGACACGCTTCTATCCAAACAGCACAGAAACAGAGCATGGCCCGTTTAATCCTGCGACGCCAACTGGATTACGCTTTGCTGGTCGTCAGTTCAAGATGCGTGTTGAGCCAGATGACGGGTCAGAGTTTCGGCTTGGCATTGTTCGTGTAGATGCGCAGCAAGGCGGTAAGAGATAATGCCTGTACCCATTCTGCCAACAATCGGACAAAGCCTAGACCAGTGGGGGCGGCAGCTTACGCAGTATTTGACGCAAAACTTGTCAAAGCTAGGCTTTAAGACTGCCGACGATAACCCGTCCGACAATGGCATCATTCTATGGGATGAGGTGAACGGCTACCCAGTCGTGTCCAAGAATAATGCGTTTGTGCAGATCGTCTTGGAAGATGGCCACGCATCCTTCTATCGCACCACAGACGTAACCGCTGCCGCAACCAATACGGCGTATGCAATCACGTATGACGCGCCAAGTGGCAATGTCGGCATTGATCGTGACGCTACGGATAACAGTAAGATCGTCTTTGAAGAGGCTGGCGAATACCTTGTTATGTTTTCTGCGCAAATATCGTCAACGTCATCTAGCACGGTGAAGTTTTACTTTTGGCCAAGGCTTAACGGTACGGACGCAGCCAACAATACTATTGTTTATTCTCTACACCAGAATGACGCAACTGTTGTTGTATCGCGTTCAGCGAAGTTTGACGTAAGTGCTAACGATTACCTGCAAGTTATGTGGGCGGTGGACAGCACGTCAGGCTTTTTAGACGCACAGAATGCGACAACATTTGCGCCTGCAGCGCCTGCAACTACGCTGCATATAACGAGGATGCATGGATGAGGGTTCACGTTTGACTGATAATGTTGTAAACTTTGAACGAAAGCCGACTATTCGGATTGAGCCTATCGTGGAAGACGTCCAAGCGGGTGTAGAGAAAACGCTATCACTGCTTGAGCCCTCGATCCGGAGAAACGAACGCAACTCTTCAATGGAAGATGTTGTGGGAGACATACTAGAAGGCCGCAGTCTAATATGGGCTGTGTATATGCAGGACACGTTGATTGCCGCATTCACAACATGCGTCATGAGGCACCCTCAGAGGCAAACGCTATACATTGAGTATATGGGTGGCACTGACATGAACGTCTGGATAAACGCAGCCATAAATGTTCTCAAGGAAGTAGCAAAGCAAGGCGAGTTAGCTGCCATAGAAGCTGACGGAAGAATTGGATTTTCACGTTGCGTGCAAGATAAAGGCTTCTTGGAAACGTATCGACACTTTGAGATGGAGCTTTAGCCGTGGGCAAGAGTAGCACAACACAGACGCAAACCTCGACAATGGATCCGCTACAGCAGCGTTACATGGAGCAATACTTCATGCCAATGGCTAGCCAGATTGCGGGAATGGAGTTCACCCCTTACACCGGAGAGCGCGTCGCTAGAATGACTGATCTGCAGCAAAAGGCATTAGCAGGTTACGGTGCACTAGGTGTACCAGAGCAATTCGGGCAAGCGGGAAGCGTATTCCAAGAAATCGCTAGTATGACGCCAGAGCAGCGTGCAGCAAACATTGCTGATTACACGCAGCAATACACGTCAGGCGTTATTGACCCAACGATTGCGGCGATGGAGGCGCAGCGCGCAAAGCAACGCACCGCGGAGGCAGCGACCCGTGCGAAGGCAGGCGCGTTTGGATCTCGCGGAGACGTTTATCGTGGCGCCTTGGAAGGCGAATACCAAGTGGGTATGGGCAAGACGTTATCTGACCTACAGCAGCAAGGATACCAGTCTGCAGTTGCAAGGCAACAGGCTGAGCAGGCGCAAAGACTAGGAGCGGCGGGTCAGCTCGCCGGATTAGGCGCAACACAATTCCAGACGCAGCTTGCCGGACTTGGTGCTCAGATGGGTGCAGGCGAGGCGCAGCGTCTACTTAGCCAGCAGGGGCTAGACGCAGCGTATCAAGAGTATCTAGCGCAGCAGCAGTTCCCGTTGACCCAATTCTCAGCGTTGACAGGTGGAGCGTCAGCGTTCCCAGCGGGGCTAGGGACAACGACAGGCACGACAACGAAACGCGATCCGATGGGCGCAGCAGGAAAGCTATTAACTGGATTAGGAAGTGTCGGTATGGGGATGTCTGGATTTGGCTTACCTACATTTATAGGCAATAGCTCATTCTTCAATCCGCTATTTGGTGGCAAAGGCTTAGGTAGCTTCGGAGGTTGATAATGGAACAGTATCTACTCACACAGGAAGACATTGACCGCCTAAATCTAACCGACGCTATTGCGGGTGACGTTGCAACCGAGCAGGAGCTCAGAGCGCTTTTCCCTGCTCAGATGAATGAACGTGACCAGCTAGCGCGTCAAGCGGAAATATCTGCAATGGAACTTCCAACGCCTCAAACCGCAGCGATTGAAACCGAAGAAATGCCCATGTCTTACATGAACGATTATTCGGCATTAAGAGATCTTGGGCTAGACGTCGCGCAGACGCAGAACGTCTTAGACGCAATCCAAGCGGATCAACCTTCGCCAGTCACAGTTGACCAGTCTGACACCTCCGCATTTCAACCTGCATTTTCGCAGTTGGCGCCGGATCAGCTTGGACTTACTCAAACGCCTGCCGCACTTCTGGACGCAATACAGCAGCCAGCGGCACCAGAAGATCCATACAGTGCGCTAAGTAAGACGCAGCGACGTATGCTTGCGTTTGCGGCGATTAGCGACGCGGGCGCAGCTTTACAGGGTATGCAAGGTCGTGCGGTGCGTGATCTAATGAGCGACTTCACAGCGCGGGCAGATCAGGTTCGTAAGGCGAAGGCGGCGCAGATGCGTCAGGAAATGCTTAGCAACTTAATGGGTGCGCCATCTGGCATGACCGGTGATATGAATGCGCAAAAGCAGCAGATCATGGGTGCACTTGCTGGCGGATTAATTGACGGGCCAACGGCTCGCATTATGCTCGACCAGCTAGGCGAGCAAGAGCAAAAGGTTTCTAGCGCTTCTAAGTCATCTGCACTGATGGCAGACATTGACCTGCTTTCCAGTCTAGGCGGCTTGGATCAGCTTCTTGGCGTTGAGGGTATCTTTACGCGAGGCTTAGAGAGTTTAAACTTAGGAGCGCTTCGCCCAGACGCGCAGACAGCGCGAAGCATCCTAAATAAGATTAAGGGCGGTGTGTTCTTGGCCGCGTTTGAAAGTCTTAAAGGTGGTGGTCAGATCACAGAGCTTGAAGGCACAAAGGCAGAGCAGGCTCAGGCGCGCCTACTAGAGACGCAAAGCCCAGAGGCATTCCGCGATGCGTTGGCAGAGCTGCGCTTTTATGCTGACATTGCGCGTCGCCGTGCAATGGGCGATTACGTTCCGCCAGACACGATTTATGAAAGCAAGTTAGGCCAGCAAGAGCAGCCAACAGGCGTAGAGGACTTAACTCCTGAAGAGAAAAAGAGATTGGGGCTAAACTGATGGCAGACGCATTAACGGTATCCCAGCTAGAAGATCTCGCGCGTTTTGCGTATGAGCAAGGAGACGTCGAGCGAGCACGAAAGCGCCTAGCGCAGGCCGATGCGCTGAAAGCGTCAGAGGCGCAAGAGCGCGGCACGTTTGGTGAGGCTGGGTATGCCGGCGGTGCGGGCGTTGCACGCGGTGCGGCGGAAGTTGCACAGCTTGGCCCAACGATCCTCGAATTTATGCAGGCTGGCTTGCCTGCAATGATTGCGGAGAAGATGCTTGGTGCAGAGCCAACGGAACGCGTGAAAGGCCCAACGATCCCAGAGATGCTTAGCGAAGCCACTGGCGGGTATACGGAGTACCGAAGCCCAACTACACTTGGCCAATACGCAGGCACAATAGGCGAGTTCGCGGGCGGCGCGGCTGCACTGCCCATTGGCGGCGTTGCGCGCTCAGTGGGCTCAGCGATGCTGCCAGCGATCGCAAGCGAAACGGCAGGCCAGATTACGGCGGGAACGCCTTACGAAAGCACAGCACGCATTGCAGCGGCTCTAGGGGTGCCAGCAGCGCAAGCGGCTGCGACGCCACTTATGCGACGCGCGGCGATTGGCCCAGCGGAAGAGGTGCGCGGCTACATGGCCGGCACGCAGCGTCCGCAGTCAGTTGATCTGTTGCGCAGCATGGGCGTTGAAGACATATCCGCCGGCCAGCAGCTAGGAGCGCCGCAGCTTATGAAGCTAGAAGGGCGCGCGGGGCCATCGCTGCAGGCGAAGCAGCAGCTTACGCAGGCGGCGTTACGCCAAGCGGGCACGCAAGCCGATTTAGCGACGCCAGACGTCATCAAAGCAACACGCGATCGCATCGGTAGCACATTCGACATGGCAGACGCTATGGCCGGTGGAGCGCCAACACGCGCAGAGGGTGGACGCATGGTCGAGGCTTTGGCTAATGCAGAAGATGCAATTACCGTTGGTAAAGTGCCAAACAAGTTAAAGGACATCGTGAAAGACTTTGGCGAGGCATCGTTTGCCGGCGATGCGATCGACCCGCGTAACATCTCGTCTACACGTACAAAGCTAAATAAGGCGATGTCGACCTACGCATCCGAGGGGGACATGGTCAACTATGAGCTTGCATACGACTTGCTCGAGGTTCTGGACGACATGGTGGAGCGCCAGCTTAGCGCAGTAGATCCGGATTTCGTATCGCAGCTTGGTCAGGCTCGCCAGCAGTATCGCTCATTCCTAACGCTTGAGCGTGCGCTAAACCGCGCGGGATCAGACCCAGCGAGCGGCATCATATCGCCAGAGGCGCTCGCAGGCGCCACACGGCGTCGTGAAGGTGTCAGCTATATGAGAGGCACCGGAACTGAGCTTGCAGAGCTTGCGCGTGCGTCTCAGGAGGTGTTGAGCCCATTGCCAGCGGTATCCGCAGGCGGCGTCCGCGACGTGGGCACTCTGGTGCAGCGTGCGACGGAGCTTGTACCATCTATGGCTGCCAAGCGCATGCAGGAGACGTTGCCGCTTCCCGCACGTCAGGCGATTTCGCAGCGCCTGCTCGAGCGCCTTGGGCGTCAAACAGGCGGCTTACTAGCGATCGATTAATCCGCAGACTT